ACCGATTCGCAAAATGCTTCGCGGTGGGCAATTTTTGCCAGTTTGTCGATGCTGTACATCTTGCCAGGTTTCATTTCTTCGAGGAATGCCCAGACCTTCTGTTTATATTCGATTGTCGGCGATTTCATATTGTTAAATGGTTAATCTTCCTCCGCTTTGTCTGAAATCACTTCTATTTTCATTTCCTTAAGAGAAAAATCAATATGCTCGCCCAATGTATATGAAAAATAATCTTCATTTATACAGTGCCCAAAAGCCTCCTTTATCCACAAAACAAAATCTAAAAGTTGTTTTTTTTGCTCCGATAATTCCTGTATTTTTTCTTCCTTAGAAAAATCCATTTCATAATACCTTTTTAACTCATCCATCAAAAAACCATTCATTTCAAGCTGAACCTCAAGTTCGGTAATTTCTGGTGTACTCATTATTTGTAATTTTTAATTTTTAATTTACTAAAACGGTTGATCCCCATCGTGGTCATCTGTATTTTCATCGTGCAAATCGGCAGGGTTAAGTACCAGGTTGGTCTGCACATAAATCATATCCTTTGTAGTTCCGTCAACCTTGCGGCTTATGCGCCCCTGGGCGTTGCAAAACGATTTAGGATTAAACTTGTACCCATAAAACCGGCAGAATGCCCGCAGCGCTTTGGTAAACTTGTTGGTTGTCCAGCCTTTGGTATTGGTTTTTTTGATAAAGTCATTCAGAGCGTCTTCTTTGGCAATTAATTCATTCACATTATCGCCCTCGCGTTTCTCGTCGATGTAGAAATAAGAATCTGCCCAGTCTTTGAAAGCCTGTCCCATTTCGGCTAACAGGTTACGCAAAGTTACATTTCCCATGGGTGGGTTAATCTTTAGGGGTGCGGGGACCGAAAGATAAAACCTGATGCATTGTGCAAAAAAGTTAAAATCGGCATTCCACTCGGTCTCGGTGTATTTCTCGCCAAAAAGTTCTTTTCCAAAATCGTCGTAAATCTTCCGGGTTTCGCGGTATGTGTTTGTTTCGGTGCGCTCGTGGTAGTAGTCCGAAAATACAGTGTACAATATGCGCGCAGTTAAACTGGTATCAATGTCGCGGAGGGCGTGGTTCGATGTAAAACAAAACTTTGGGCTAAGGTCGAACGGAATCTCATAGCTCTGGTTATTCTTTGGGTTCACTATCAGCTCTCCGGTTATCGAGTCGAAAAAGAATTTGTAGTTCAGATACAGGTCGGCATCATCCACTAAAACATAATCGGTATGTTCGGTAACACGGTCGTAAAGGTGCGGGTTATCGGTCATCTTCGGATTTCTTCCCGATAAAGTAACCGATTTCATAAACTTGCGCAGCGCCTTGTAGCCAAACGATTTTCCGGATCTACCGTTCGATTCTCCTTCCTCTCCCAGCACGTTGTCCATCGCAAACACTGCCCATGCGCGTGCCTGGCTTTTGTAGCGGTGAAGCAGGTAACCTATCGAGAAAATTTTATTGATTAAGTGCTGCTTTTGCTCAAATATTTCTTCGTCGCTTAGCTTTTCGCCATCGATGCAGAACTTGTTGGCTTTCGTGTATTTCTCAGCTTCATCTTCGGTTAGCTCTTCCATGGCAACCTCAAGCTCTTTGCGCCAGTGCATTCGTGATGAATTAATAAGGTAGGCAAAGTATTTCGATTCGGTATTGTGTACATCAATGTCATAATGCTCTTCGGCAATTTTTTTGATGGTAAACGGCGGATCGGTTTTCTTTACTTTGTGAGGAATCACTTCTTCGCTCCATACATGGCGCTCGCTGCCTTCGCTGCGGCTTTCAAAAACATCGTCTTTGGTAACTTTCCACACTTTGTTTTCGAAAAACAGAAACTGAGCATCGGGTTCGTAGTCGCAAAAGTCGATTTCAATTTGTTTCAATCCTTCAAGCGTGGCTTCGCTCAACCGATTTGTGTTCAGCAGCAGCTCTAATATCTGGTTGTCCAGGTAATTGTTTTCGCAGTAGCCAATCAGAAACGACTTAATATCTTTCGATTTTATTTCCTTCACAATATGGCCGTTGATGTGAACAAACATCTGGCCGGTTTTCGAGTTTTTGTTTTCGAGCTGGTAAAACCCGTTTGCCTGAAGGAAAAACCGGGTATTTGCCGAGCTGATGTTGTATTTTATGCCGTTTTTGGTAACTTCTGTTTTCCAGAACCGCATAGGCTTGGCCACGTTTATGAGCTTGGTAAAATCCCAGGGCTTGGGGTAAATCTCGATGTAATCCAGAAAATCTTTCCGGGCTTTGCCGCGCGGGTCCTTAAACAAGCGGAGGCTTTCAGGCAACATAATGTGGTGAATGTCCAGGTACTGCATTCCTAACTTAATGGCGGCACGGATTCCGGTATCGTCAATATCCGGGAGGTTGTACAGCACATCAACACAGCGCATAACATCTTTAAAGTTTTTGGGTGTTAGCTCGGCAGTTTCGGAGTTAAACCACAGCGGCAGGTAGCCATATCCGGCCACATTCAGCGCGTCGCGTTCGCCAGAGCAAATAATAGCCATGTCGAGCTTTTTAATGTCGTGGCTTTCATCGTCTTCGGTCTGGCTTTTCAGCTGCTCGTCGCGGTATTTTTCGTATGCCTGGTTAAGCTGGCGCAACCCGTTTACATAATCTTTTTCCTTTTGGCCGAAATACCGGAAACGGTATTGTTTTTCGGGGTTCAGCGGCTGATACAGCTTTTTAAAATCGCCATGGTCGAAAAGGTAAATCGGGTATTTGTCGGTGCTGGCCGTAACATAAGCCTCGCGGTTTTTGATGGTGGTAAAACTCACCAGCGCATAGGCATTGTATCGTTTGCATATTTCGGCGGTAACCTTTGGCCCCAGTACCTTAAGCTCGGCTTCGGTAAGCGCGGGTTTTACATCGAAAAAATAATCACCTTCGTTTTCTTCGGTTGTGGCTGGCCGTTTGTGGAATTCGGGTTTGTTAACTTCAGCCGAAATTCCACCAACTCCATAAATCGAAGCAAGCTGTACGATTGCTTCCCTGAAGGTGAGGTTTTCTTCTTTCATGTAAACCTGTATTCCGTTTCGCGGGGTTTGGTCGCCGCCAAAATCGGTAACTACCCAAACGCCATCGGGCAACTGTTTCAGGCTGGCCGATGGTGTGCGTTCCTCGGCTCTTGCCCTGAAACGTTTGTCGGCTTTTCCCTGCGCTTCTTTTGCCTGCGGATAACAGCGGTAAATAATATCGAGGCCACCACTGGTAGCGTCTAAAATATCTTGTTGGTCGATAAATGCCATGGTTACAGAGTTACAGCGTTACGAATTTTTTTCAATATTTTCGGTTATTAACCTTTCGAGTTCCTGGTGCCTTTTGCGGTTGCTGGCCGGAATAAGGTAGCACAGCTCGGCATGTTTGCGCCGCAGATAGTTCCGCACCTGGTCGGGGTCAACCAGCCGGGGTATAGCCGCTTCAATGTTTGCGATTTCCTTCATGCAAAATTCAGGTTCTACATACCCTTTGTTATGTTTCAGCAGCCAACGGCGCTGGGCCACAATGCCCCGAAGCAGGTTAACTGCAGTTTTACGGTAGGTTGTTCGGTTCATTGGTTTTCAGTTATCGGTTGTCCGTTATCAGTTATCCTTTTATAGAATACATGTTCAACTTTTTCAAGTACCCGTTTCCCTTCGCACACTTCGCAATAACCAAATAGCAGATCATCTGTGTTATCCGGCCAGCAAAACACAATTCCTTTACCCTCGCATTCCGGGCAGATTATTATCTCACTTTTCGTGATAAATTGTCCAATTGGAGTAGATATTTTCATGGCTTTACGTCTGCTAAACAATTCTTTTCGTACCAATATCTCACCTTTTCGGGTATCGTGCTGAAATCGCCTTCAAGCCTAACCGTAAAGTCAAGAGAACTGTTATATCCTGCATGCAGGATATAAACTCCGGGAGAAAGCTGCGTAACTACAATGTCGTATTTATACCCAAAATCGTGAGCTAATACAAGCACAAAACCTTCAATAACTGTAATCCTTCCGTAGCGGCGCAATACCCGCAGCGGGTTATTGATATAGCTTTTGCACTTTATGCAGGTTACTTCCTCTGGGTCCTGGGTTAGCAGGTACTTTTCTTTTAGCTTGTGAACCCTGCGGCCACAACGAAACTCGATGTAGTTTGAGCCTTTTTCCCCGATTGCGGGAATGAAATAGTGGATGGCTTGTTTCATGGCTGGGTTTCGGTTTTGATGATGTGTGTATCCTGGTGCTTTCATAATGTTTTTTTTGAATTTTTTGGTATAGAAAACTTGTTATCTCATCGTCAACGGCCAGGTGCCAGTTGCGCATCTTTGTGCGGAATTCTTTCATCAATTCAGGTGTGCGGTGGTATTCTGCCGCAAAAAGTTCCTGCAGAAGTGTTAATTCTTCGCCGGTAATTTCGGTAAGGCTGTAGGTGCTGTTTTCGGATTTTTTGCAGATCATAACTTCACGATTTCTAAAAAGTGAATTACATTAACTGCAATTACCACTACGATTATGGCAGTTACGATAATGATTATTACCGTTGCAAAGTTTTCAGCCGACTTGCCCGGTTTGCGTAGTTGTGGTTTTGGTTTCATTTTGTTTGATTTTGTTTATTCCTATGATAATACTAATCCAAAGTATAATTCCTGTAATTAGGAGGCAAAAGCCAGAAACGATGCATCCTAATACTCCTTTTCCTTCTTGTGTTTCGATGTCAGACGATTGCTGCGGTCTTCTGGTCTGATAGATTGGTTGATCTTCCATAGTTTTCGTTTATTTGAATGTTCCATTTTTCAAGGTCGAGCATCGAAGTATTTTTCTTCCAGAGATCCAATCGGTCGGGTGTGCGAAACCAGAACTGTACTTTCTTACCGTAGTGGGTGGCTGTGGCATAGTGCTGATCGGCAGGTATACACTGTATTCCCTTCTCCTGCAGATATTGCGCTGTAGGGTTCACATGCACACCAATACCGAAGGTGTGGTTGCAAACCAGTTCGCCTTCCGGCTTACGTTTATAACCTTTTACGCTCATAGCTTTGTATAATTTTCGGGTTTCACCAGAAAACAGAATGGCCTGTCTTCTAAAATCATATTACAGGTCATATATCCTGCAGGAAACGATTCCGATTGCTTTACTTCTTTGATTACCTGACCAGGGCGCAGGCCTATATCGTGTAGGCTGTCTGGCAGTGGCCCTTTAAGTTTAATGTTCATGATATTGGTTTTTAAATGGTTTTTACGCTTCCGGCAGGCCTGCCTGTTGATTTTTTTACTTCGCCCGGGGTTGATTCTTCGAGCCTGAGTTCAAGAACGGAACGATTATTCGTTAATTTTTTTCCAAAAAAAGTTCTTGGATTGTCCTCATTTAAAGAGTGATAAACATCGCCGTCAAAACTCTCCACAACTTTTTGAATGGATTCTAAAATAAGAATTTGATTTTTTTTGTTCATTTTATTGATTTTATAAATTGATTTCGTAAAAAAAGGGAGGTGGGTATGGTGGCCCGACTGCCTCCCCGGGGAAGAAAGGAGGGGAAGTCGTACACTACCCTCCGGTATCTTGTTTTCAACATTTCAAAGTTTAAAAACCCTCCCGACACTTCGGGAGGGAATGAGAACTGTACCTGTTATAGTTTGTTTAAAAAATTATATTCCAATTTCGCCGGCAATGGCCATCATCGAAGCCATGTTTGGCACGTTTAATTTTTCGCGTATTTTCTGAATCCGGCTTTTTAATCCCGGCAGCGAAACACATAGCAGCGCCGATGCCTGTTCCATCGTAAAACCTGCCCGCAGGGCATCAATGGTGGCCACTTCGTAATACTGAAGCTTTTGTTTTGTCCCACACAGTTTTCCGCGCAATACACAATCGGTTTCGTTGCAGCTGCTGTTGTATGCATCGGGCTTAAACGTGTCGTTCTCAAAATCTGCTTCGCTATCCAAAGCCCCAACAACACATTTATACCATCTGTCAAACCCTGCAGTAAATGTTGTTATTCCTATATTTTTCAGCATGTTAATACTGCGTTTATCAGCCATAAATGCATCGGCAATTTGCCGTTGTACCGCGCCGGGTGCATCCTCAAATTTATAGGTGTGCCCGTTGTGGATAATCCATTTTTGGTTTTCGTACCAAAAAGCTTCGGTACCCGAAATAATACCTGCCGGAATCATTTTTTCATTTGTTTTTTGTAATTTTGTGCTCATAAAATTTAATTTTTAAGCCGTCGTTTGAACGTTCCACCGAAAACGGCGGCTGTTTTTTTTAATCTTGATCAAGAATTTCGATGCATTTCAGGTTAGTACTCGAAAACCAGACAACTACACCATTCGTTTTTTCAACCTTTACGTATTCTTCACTTGGTGAAATCTCCGTTACCTTAGCCTCGAATAGTGTGGAGTTTGGGTTTAAGTCATTAAAAAGGCATCTTTTGCCTAATGTGTCTTTAAATTTCATCGTTCTGATTTTTAAAATTGTTATTCGATTGATTTTTGCTCCGCGAATGGGAGTTTATACTGAAACATGTTATTCAAGAGTTCGTCCAGTTCCTTCTTTTTGCGTTTAACCATATTCCCTGAATTGGAATACATGGCGGTCCATTCATCGAGTTCTGCCCTGGTTTTTCGGATAGCGGTGTGAATCTCGGCAGAACCGTATAAAAAATCATGGAGTAAAGTTTGGTAGGTGATAAAGTTTTCACGAAGATTTTCGTCAATTGTGTTTTCATTTATGGTCTGAATCCACCTCGAAAATCCTTTTTTTGATAACAAAATCCGTCCGTTTTTGTCGTTTTTTCCCAAATCTGTGGATAAATTTGTCCAGAGATTTCTTAAAATAGGGTCATTTTTAAGTTTTCTCTGCTGATTTTGGATGTTTATTTTGAAGAATTCGCATACCGGAACTATCCAAATAAGTTCTTCTTCGTACTGAATGGTGTCAGTAAACATTTTCAAAGCTGTTGTTTCCATCGTATTTTTATTTATTGGTTTCCTTGTCGCGGGCAATTTTCTCGGCACATGCAATTTTGAGGTACATCGATACCGACAGGTTCTGTTTGGCAGCATTTTTATAAAGAAGGTCCCTCATTCGGTTCGAAGTTTTAAACGACATCATAATGTCGTTTTTCTCGAATAAAATATTCATACTTTCTGATGTTGTTATATTCATAATAATGTATTAAATTGGTATGACAATATTAAAACAAAGTTTGCAATAATGCAAACAAAATATGCAATATTTTATTATTTATAAATATTCTAAATATTACAAATTGAATTACAATAAGTTAGAAATATTAAGAGAGCAAAAAAAAGTTAACAAAAGGAAAATAGCTAAACAAATTAATATGTCAGATGTAGGTTACGCTAAGATGATTGAAAATAAATCATGCGATGTTGCCACTCTTGAAGCTATTGCAAATTATTTTAAAGTGCCAATTACTTACTTTTTTGATAAAGATGAGAATGAAGTTAATTTGGGAGAGCCAGAAGAAAAATACAACAGTTGCCCCAACTGCAAATTAAAGCAAGCCGAAATAAACAGGCTTAAAGCAGATAATGAAGTTTTGCAAAGAAAATACACCAGTTGTCTTGAGGATTTACTCGGAAAAAAGAATGTATGCTAAGGGTAACCTGGCGAAGAAATTAATAACAATAAACAATATGGAAAAAAACAGGGTATTGGAAAAAGAAGTTTTTGAATTGGTTGGCGATGCTTATGCTGCAAACTCGGGACTAACAATTAAAGCCCTTGAAGCTGCCTGTAAAATTCTTGACAACAAATTTGGAGTTGGGTTTCATAAACAGCACCCGGAGCTTGCTGTTCAGATGACTGAATCAATTCTTAAAAACTGCAGAATGAATGATTTTGATTCGGCAATAAAAAATGGAATAGGCGAATACCTTGATGCATTACGAATCGTAATTCTTGAAAAAGACATTAAATTATCAGGAAGTATTTCGGTTGATATCCCCGACGAGGTAAGAATTCAAAGTTAGGCATTCATTTAAAAAACATTTTGACAAAATTGACAATTGTAGTTCATTGACATAGCAAAGGTTTCAGGATTGGTGGAAACTCCCGCCAGCTCCACAGCGTTTTGAAACTTATTGTCTGTCAGTGCGTTACAAACAAAAATTGTCATTTTTAAAGGATTTAAAAAATTTATGACAAATTTATGACAAAAACAAAAATTTGCATCCTCCCAAAACTATACGATTGCGGAGGAAATACTAAAAAACAATGGTTCGTCTATTTTTCATATCGCAACCCAAAAACAAAAAAAATGCGACGCTGGAAAATATTCGATGGCTTTCATGGACTACCTACCAAAAAAGCCCGCTATGCACATGGAGAAACACTGATTTCCGAATACACCGCAAAACTAAAATCAGGTTGGAACCCTTTTTCCGAAGAATCAGAAAAGGCGATCTACGATGATAACCTGCAATATGCCACAGCAATAAGAGTTTTCAAAACTGCCCGATCCGGAAACAAAACATTCAATTACTATTCAAACCTGTTTTTGCCCGAAGTAAAAGGCATGGCCGATAAAACCTATAAAAACTATGTTTCGAAATTTAGGATATTCGATGCCTGGTTAATTAAAAATGGTATGGAAGGAAACGACATTTCGGCAATTACCGAAGATGTGATGCGCCAATTCTTCCTGTTTTTAATCAACGATGAAATGCTGGCACGGATTACCGTTGTAAAATACCGGCACATGTTGGATCGGATGTTTAACTTTTGTGTCAAAAACAAATATATCCGGGTTTCTCCCATGCACGACCTGCCCGACACTACCCGCGAAAACGATCAGGCACCCCGGCCAATCCACGAAGGCGACATTAACCGGCTTGTATCCGAAATCAGGGATAACGACCGCCAGTTGTGGCTTACAGTTCAATTGGAGTATTATTGTTTCCTGCGCCCAGGTCTCGAAATCCGTTTGGCTCGGGTGGGGTGGTTCGATTTGGCCCGTGGGGTTATCAACATTCCAAAAGATGTGGTAAAAACCGATTCAAACAAGGTGGTTATTATTCCAAACCAGTTCAGGGAATATCTGCTGAAGGAATGGAAACTGCAAAATTTTCCTTCAAATTATTATCTGATTGGTCAAAACGGTATGCCCGGACCAGCGCACCTGGGAAGCAACAACCTCCGCAACCGGTTTAACGTGATACGCGACCGGCTGCAACTTCCCAACCATTACAAGTTATACTCCTGGAAACATACCGGAAACGCGAAGGCTGCTGATGCCGGTATCCCCGCTTATCACCGCCAAATGCAAAACGGCCATTCTTCCATGCGCTCGCTTGAGGAATACCTAAAAAATAAAATCGGGTTTCAATCGTCCGAAATCCGTGAGAATTTCCCTTCCATATAGTCACTACTACTTACTACAATTCTCAAATCCGTTGAGTTGGGTTCTATTCTCCCCCCCTCGGGGGACTAAGGGGGGTCTCTAACAAAAACAGGGCGACCTGTGCCGCCCTGTAAAATTTTAACTAAACCATCCGTCAGCTGACGGAATGAAACTAAACCTATCCTGTCTTGACTTCAAATTTTCCACCACCCTTTTTCAAATTGGGCAAAATAACATTCAGGAATTTGATTATCATATTTAATATACTATTGTCCTTCTCTGATGGTGTCAGCCGTACAAGTAATTCAACAAAACCAAGTAATGCTAAAAGTAAACTTCCCCAGTTGTCGGCTATCAACTGCCAGAAGGTTTTATCCGCTTCTCCAGGCGGTTGCTCTGCTACGTCCTGAACTACAAAAACATCAGAAGTCGTGGCCTGTCCGTCAGCTGACGGAGCAGGCTGGTCAACAGCATATTCCACCTTTGCGCCGGGTGGATCGTTAACACTCGTGGTTTGTTTGCTACAACCGACAAAAGCCAGGAGCAAAACCGAAAAAAGCAAAACAAAAATCTTTTTCATGTTTTAAAAATTAAGTTTTAAAAATTTCATAGTTAAAATTCGGAATAGATCGATGAATACGAAAGGACAAAAAAAACCACCCCGGGCAGACACTTAGAACCACCCCGTCCTACGGACACCCCTCCAAAGGAGGGGAATGGAGGGGAAATTTCAGGGGAGTTAAGTGAACCCCCCTTGGGGGGCAGGGGGTCTGTAGGTGTGTCAAGTGAACCCCCTTTGGGGGCAGGGGGTCTGTTATAGTTCCTCAATGATTATATTAATCATCGGCCCAACATATTTTTTTGCTTCGGGAGAAAGCCGGTCCAGCACCAGGTTGTCAAAAAGTTTGATTATGGGCCGGGCAAAGAATTTTACTGCCCAGCGGAGGCGTTTATTTTCGAGGTGGATTCCTTTGGCAAGGTTTGCCAGTTTGGTTTCATTTTCGGAAGTTATTATCCCTTTTGTTGCTGCTGGTTGGTTCATCGATTTTGATTTTAAAAAGTGGTTGATTAATTACCTTAAGCGTTTCCGGAGCGCGTTTCTTTCGCTTCCCAAATATCTTTTTCAGGATGGGGATTATATTAAATTGCGTTATCGGAAACGGCGCTTTCATAATTCGGAGAAATATAGTTTTGCTTCCTGCCTGCGGCGGCGAATAAGCCCGGGTAATGGTTTGCCGTTTGCGTTTACCCATTTCCCAAATTCGGGGAAAATGGTAAAGTCGGTTTCGTTTTTTCGGATAAGTTTAAGCAGTGTTGATTTATAGAACGCACCACACCCAACGTTAAAAACAAACGAAACCAATGCATCAAACTGGCTTTGATTAAGTCCGGGTAAGTTTTTTTCGACGCATTTCTCGGCTTCGGCAAGGTCTTCTTTAAGAAATATTTCAGCCCATTCTTCAGATATGGTTTGCCCTGGCATCACGTTTTTAGTGTGCCCAAAACCAATTGTCCAAACTCCTGCCGGGCAAAGGTAGCTTTTCAGTTCAAGCCCCTCGAATTCCTTAATAATGGCGATGTTTTTAGCTTTCATCTTTCAGTATTATTTTATGTTCGTGTGGATGTTCCTCTATATCGCGCAACTGGCGGTTAATCAGCTTGCGTTTAAGTTGGTAACTCATAATCCCGATGGTAATCCCGATTATTAGGGATATGATGGTAAGCAGCGGCACAAACCCTTCAATTATCGAAATTATACCTATTCCACCACCTGTTATCGGAGCGCCAGCCGCTACGGTTGTCGAGCTGAAAGCTCTTTCTAACTGTTCAATACAATCCTTCATGCGTTTATTTACGATTTAATTATTTACCATTTACTGCCTACTTTTTTACTGCCGCTGCCTACTACCTCCTGCCGCTTATTCCTTTTCCTTCACTTCTTCTTTTACCTCTTTCACCGGAACAGGAACCTCAACTACTTTACACCATTCATAAATCCGAATTATATCTTCGGTTTTCAGGGCATCCCCTTTTTCTTCCAGTATCTTTTCAGGAATAGAACATTCAATAATCGGAGCAAGTGACGACAAGGTTTTTGGTGAAAGTTTCTTTACCCACTCCACATCTGTAATCTTCTTTAACGGAATTTCGATTTCTTCTTCCAGAAATTCTTCGGCCTGTTTTATTCCCTCATTATACCTGTCGAATACCTTTTTGTAACGCTCATTCAGGATTTCCAGTTTTCCATCCAGTTCAAGCCGGTTGGTAAGTTTATGAACCGATTGTCCGTTAACTTCTTCCATTACATATTCGGCTTTGTCGTCTTTCATCCAATAACTTTGTGCAAGGGTTTGCGTTTTTTCACGGTACTCCTTAATTTCATCATCAGGAAGTAGTTTCTTTTTTGCTTCCTCAAATACATCAACTTCGGTGTTAATCAGCTTTTTGTTTTCGGTTAACAACAATGTAAGCCTGAAAAACTGCAACTTTTGTTTGTCGTAAAGGTCAACTCCTTCAATAAGCCTGATAAGTTCTTTTCTTTTCAATTTCATCGTTTTTGTTTTAGAATTTATTTTTTAATTTTTGGTGAATTTTGAATCATATATTTAATAATCTCGAAAGATTTTAGTTCCTCATATTTTTCTTTGTCGAGGTTTTTTTTCCTCTCCATAAACTTTGCCCCATGCACTATTTTCACGTTTTTACCTTTTACGATTAACAGCGGAAAATAAGGACTTCCAACATCAGCATCCTTTTTTGTGGTGTACCCCAATAACTCTGCTATTTCCTTGAGGTTTTGATAATCGGACGTGGTGCGTATTGTTGCGTATTTCATTATAAATATGGATTAATAACACGTTCATAAATTTTCCTGATTGTAACGGAATAGATGTATGTGTTGTTAACATTCATATCCCCAATTCCAATATCTATTCTACCCCTCGAACTTCCATATCCTGTGCTGATATTAATGTAAGTTGGCGAAGTTCCTAATTGAGCATACTGTAAATAATCTACTGTTGACGTTAGGGAATCCCCTTCAACATCGTAATATAAAGTAACATAAGCCGACCTTGTAGTTATTTTATTACT